TTAGGTTGTTCTGCAAGTAATGCTGCTTTTCCCTGCTCATATTCTTTTTGAAATAATTGTGCTGCGGCAAGATATTGAGGACTTGTTCCACCATACGCAGAATAGGCTTGTTGCATTTTCTGTTCAAATTGTTGACCTAAATAAGTTAACAAATTTTGTTTATAAGTTTCAAAACCAACTGGTTCATAATGGATTGGTTCTTCACCTGTATATTTTCCACCTGTTATATAATTCATATATCCATATAATTGACTTTCAGGAATTCCTTTTGCTTGCATTTCTGATTTCGCTTGTGCTTCAAGATTACTAAAATAACTTTTATAACTTTCAAGAGATGATTTGATAAATTCCTCTTGTTGTTTTTTATATTCATCTATTTTTTGTTTATAAAGTTTTATTGAATCTTCAAGCGCTTTCTTTTCTAATTTTGAAATCTCTTCTTTTTCTTTTTTCTCTATCTCTAATATCTTTTTTGATTTTTCTTTAACTGCATCAATTTCATAATCTTGAGTTTCATCTATAGTTTCCTTTTGTTTTTCAGATATTTCTACTATTAAAGACTCTAATTCATCTTCTAATGACGGGGTAATGCTTTTAACATCTTCTACAGCATCTGTAAAAATTTTAGTATATTGTGCAACTGAAGAAGATACTTCGTTTATTGTTCTATCTATTTCATTTGCAATTCCTGCGTTAAAACCTTGTATCAATTCTGCACCAATTCTCTGCATAATTACTGAAGGAGATGAAATTCCGAATATTCCTTTAAACCAATCTATTATACTTTTGCCAAATCCTTCAATTTTATCTTTTATCCATCCGAACATAGATTTAATACCATTCCATAAACCCTCTACTAATTTCTTACCAAGATTTGTTATCCAAGATATCATAGGTTCTAAAACACCATAAAAAATATCTTTAATATTTTGCCAAGCTTCTTGCCAATTCAAAGAAAAAACATTAACTATAAAATTAATTAATTTTTCAAAAACAAAAATTATTCCTGCAATAACAGTTCCTATCGCTTGAAAAACATCTCCAACTACTTTTCCAAAATTTACAATTGCTTTTCCACCTGGGCCATTTAACCAATCAACAAATGTAATTAAAGCATCTAAAACTTTGTTTAAAACAGGTCCAGCTAAATCAAAAAATTTTAAACTTAATTCTGAAATTTTATTTTGTAGTAATTTTATAGTACCTTGTGTAGTGTTAGTTTGAGTATTATACATATCTTGTGCTACAGTTGTTCCAGTTATTGCTTTTGTTAAATTTTCATATTCATCATAACCTTGAATTAATTGTAACATTAAAGGACCTGAACGAACTCCAAAAACTTCAACTGCCTCTGCCGCAGTTAATTGTGTATTCGTAAATTGTTTAACAATTTGATCAAAAGCAAGCATTTTACCAGTTGAATCTGTAGTAGTTATATTATATTTTGCCAAAATTTCTTGAGCTGAAGAAGTTGGATTTAATAATTGAACCATAGCCATTCTTAAAGAAGTTCCTGCCATAGAAGCATCAATACCCTTGTTATATAAAATTCCTAACATTGCTGAAGTTTGTTCAACAGAAAGTCCAAATTGAGATGCTATAGGACCTACATAAGAAAAAGAAGTTGATAATTTATCTATCTCTGCTTGTGATTTGCATATTGTAGCAGCAAATACATTTGCTATTCTATCTGCATCTTTTGCTTGAAGCCCAAATTGATTTACAACTCCAACAACTGTTTCTGTTGTAAATGCTAAATCTGCTTGCGTTGCTCCTGCTAACATTAGTGTTCCATTTAAAGCTTCTGTAGTTTGTTGTGCATTCCAACCCGCAGAAGCAAGATAATACATAGCGTCTGCAACTTGTTTTGCTGAAAATGTAGTAGTTTCACCCCATTGTCTTGCAATACCAGATAATTGATTAAACTCTTCTTGAGAGCCTCCTAATACAGAAACTACATTTGCCATAGATTGTTCAAAAGCAATTCCAACATCAGTAGCTTTTTTAGCAAGTGTGACAGCTCCTGCTGTCAAGGCTGCAAAACTAATACCACCAATAATCTTACCCAATCCACCCAATTTATTTTGTGCTTTTGTTACACCCTGTTCTAATCCTGCAGTATTAGCGGTCATTTTTACTACAAGTTCACCAATATTCATTTTTTACTCCTTACTTTTTTCCACACTTTATCTAAAAATTCATTATTTCTCTTTTCTCTTGCATAATTAGGGTCAGTATCAATTCTCCAATTTTCAAATATAATATATGCTCTTCTAAAATCCAATTTCCAAAATTCCTCCTCTGAAAATCCAAATTTAATTCTATATAAATAATACAACCAGCCCCAATCTATTCTGGAGCTGGTTCTTCCACTTTTTTTAGTTTTACCTTCGGTAAAGCATTTTCAAAAGCCTTTGATAAAGCATCGGCGTATTTTTCTAAATCAGGAAGTTTTAAATCTTTTCCCAATATTATAGGTGAAGCATATATTTTTCTAAATTCTGGATTAAAACTACAACCTTGCCAAAGTAAATATCTAATCGTTTTTAATTTTACTATATTATCTTTTGCAAATGCTTTTTCAAAACTTCCATAATAATCTTCTATATCAGAGAGAGAATTGAAATCGTATTTTATTTCCCACTTTTCATTTTTAATTTCAACAAATACTTTTTCAGGTTTTAATTCATTCATATTATGTTATAGAAGTTAATGTTTCATAAAGTTTAATATCCATTATTTTATCTGAATTATTAGGATCAGGAATTGCAGTTGCTGTAAAAGAAACTTGCCAATAATCATTATCTTTAAATTCTATATTCCAAGAATCTATTTTACATTTATAAATTATTATATGAGCATCAGTAGGACTTAATCCTAAACCAACTTCATCAACAATATCAGTTGTTCTCCCTTCAAATTTAAAATAAGGATGAGAAGTTGATTTAACAGATAAAGTTGCAGTTTGGCTTGGAGTTGAACCCGCATCGGCTACAGTCTCACCTAACAAAGCACCAAGAACATCAAGAGAAAGTACTGCGTGATTAAATTCTAATTTTGATTTTAATGTTTTTGAATAATAAGATTTTATAACACAATCACCTTTAGCTTCTGCATTTACAACATCTGCACTCACTTTAACTTCTGCTATCCCTTCAACATCTTTAGATGTTCCTCCTGAAGGAGTTACTTTTGCATCTGTAATATTTGTTAAATAAATTACATGCTTAAGAGCCATTATTTAACCTCCTTTTTGTTATCTTTTTTTCTAAAATTTTTTCCACTTTTTCAACATTTTCTATCTCTTCAATTTTATCTATCTCTTTTATCTCTTCAATTTTATCTGATTCTATATCTTTTTCTGTCTCTTCATTTTTTTCTGCCTCTTTTGTCTCTTCAACTAAACCCAAAAACATTTTAGGATTTTGAGCCATCAATTTCAAACCTAAATGTAAAGGAAGTTCTATTAATCCATTTTCAACTTCATATACCTTTCCGTTTATTGTTAAAGAATTAATTATTTCACCATCTTTATTATTAATTTTAAATTTTTTAATAGGTTCATTTTTAATTAAATCTTTATCTTTTATCATATTATTTCCTAAATACTTACAACTGCAACTGTAACATTAGTAACAGCATCATAAGTTATTTGGACATCTCCAGATGAATCATTAAACCTTACTGTCGGAAAAGGACCTATCCATTTTTCTGCTCCTGCTGCAACTGTAACTTCAACATCGTGTTGAAAACCTTGGTCACAATATGCTGGAGAATCAATAGTAACTTTTATAGGACTTGCACTTGCATTTTTAACTATCAAAAAGGTTTTACCATTGTTTATAAAATAATTTCCTGCCGCATTAGCATCTGCATAAGTTGGTGGGGTTAACCCACTTGTTGTTATTGTACTAACAGTTAATTCTGTTGCTGGCATTATAACCTCCTATGTTTTAGACTAAAATTTATTACAAACCTATGATAATTTACTTCATCTTTTCCAAGATAAGCAATATCACTTGAAGCTTGTATATAAGCCTTGTTTTTTTCTAATAAAATACATTTATTGTGTAAAAGTTTTTTGATATTATTTATTTTTGTTAATCCATTATAATATGAATAATTTCTTACCATAATTTGATAAGTAGTATTATCGTGTGCAAAATCTGTTCTTGGCGGAAATCCTCCAGTTGTATAAACTACAATACAATTTGTTGCTGTCTCTGGAAAAGAATCAATAAAAATATCAGTTCCTTTTGTGCCGTATCCAGCACTTTCTAAATATGTTGCTATTTCATCTATTATCATACCTTTGACTTATCCCCTATATAATTAATATATGCTTTCAAATTTCTTTTAAAAGGGTCTTCAAGATATTTCGCTTTACCACCTCTTGGATGGCTAAAATCTAATCTCTCGTGTTGAACAATAGCATAATTACTTGCTTCACCGCCAAAACCTATTTCGTAACCATTACTTATTTTTCTGACAAATCCACTTCTCCTTAATGTTCCAGTTTTTATAGGTGCTTCACTTTTAGCATC